CGATATTTTAGACACTCTTACTTTCATAGAAGAAATGCTTCAATCTTATTCCCAATTCTGTGTAGACATGAATTGGATTGACCAAGAATCTCAGAACGTGCGCTCACTGTCTGAGGATGAAATGTCACTCGCATTTTAGCACCTTAGGAATACAATCATGCCATCCAAACCTTACATTCTTAATGATGACCAGCAGTTGGGAATTGTTAGAATGGTTAATAATTTTACGGAAACAATGTCTGAACTGTGGGATGTGCGTAGTAGCATGGAAATCCGAGATAAGGATTACATGAGAGAAGGCAACGTAGATATGGATCATCTCCGCGCCCAAGCTGCGAATCGCGCTGGCGATAAGAAGAGAATGCAAGATATAGTATTTCCAATTGTGATGCCACAAATAGAGAGCGCACTAGCATACCAAGTGCAGATTTTCTGTTCTGGCTATCCAATGTTTCAAGTAGTCTCCAGTCCAGCGCAAATTGATGCTGCTGTACAAATGAATACCCTTATGGGGGAGCAACAAATAACTGGTGCCTGGCCCAGGGAAGTAGCTCTTTACTTGCGTGATGGTCTTAAATATAACATTCATGCGATTGAAGTAGAATGGAAGAGAAAGAAAATCTATAAGCCAGTAACTGATCTTACTTTCGATCCAAAACAAGCTAAACCTGAAACTGTATGGTGGGAAGGAAATACTCTTCGTCGCATGGATCTATACAATACCATCTGGGATAAGAGAGTTCTTCCTTCTCGCGTACACATTGATGGAGAGTTTGCTGGTTACAACGAATTGATGACCAGAATCCAGTTGAAGAAACTCTTTGCTGATCTACCATCTGATTATACAACCAATGCCACTAAAGCATTTGAATCAGCTACACCTGCCAGCAATGCCGGGCGCCAAAGCTATTACATCCCACAGCTTAATCCCAATGCTCTAATCAAATGGGATCCAAAAGCTAGTACTAATTGGCTTTCTTGGATGATGGCAGATGAAAGTCATCAAGGGATTAAATACAATAACATGTATGAAGTAGCAACAATCTTTGCTCGGATCATTCCTGCAGATTTCAAGATGCAGATTCCAGCAAAGAATAGTGTGCAGATCTGGAAGTTTATAGTTGTAAATTGGCAGATCCTGATCTACGCGGAACAACTACATAATGCACACGACTACTTGCCTATTATCTTTGGTCAACCACTCGAAGATGGGCTCGCGTATCAGACTAAAAGCTTCGGAGAAAACGTAAGTAATCTTCAGGATCTTTCCAGTGCAATGTGGAATGCACTGCTCGCAAGTAAGAGACGTCAAGTAATGGATCGTCTAGTCTACGATCCTTCACGCATCAGTGTTAATGATATCAATAACACGAATCCTGTTGCTCGCATACCTGTGCGCCCGGCAGCTTACGGTAAACCTCTTAATGAAGCTCTCTATCAGATCCCATTCAATGATCAGAATGCGTCTGAACTTGCTCAAACAGCTGCACAAGTAGGAGAAATGGCTGACATTATTAATGGTCAGAACCGTGTGCAACGTGGTCAGTTCCAGAAGGGTAATAAGACACTTCAAGAATTTCAAGATGTGATGCAGAACAGTAACATCCGCCAGCAGATGATGGCGCTCCTGATTGAGTATCAGTCTATCGCACCAATTAAAGAGATTATTAAGACTAACATCTTGCAATATCAAGCCGGTGGCGATGTCTACAACAGAGAGACTCAAGAGATAGTTAAAATTGACCCAGCAGCCCTGCGCCAGGCACAGTTAGAATATCAAGTTGCTGATGGCCTTCTACCTGTAGACAAGATGGTAAGTGCTGATATTCTTCAAGCTAACATTCAAGCTGTTCTTTCCAATGAACAGGCCAATATGGAATGGGATGCAATGGGAATGTTTGCATATTGGTCAAAACTTAATGGTGCTAGATGGCTAGAAGATTTCCGGCGTACTCCTGAGCAGAAGAAACAAATGATGGCGCAGTATGCTGCTATGCAAGCCGCACAAGGGCTTAAGAATCCTCAACAACCAGAGAAACCAAATGCCAGTCCCGCTGCCTAATGATTTTCAAATGTATGAGTTTACTGCTCAAGAACAAATTGAATCAGCTAAACTCAACCAGTCTCAACAACTTTTTATCCAGAACATTGCTGGACAAGTAGCGCACCAAATTATTAATGTTATGATTACACAAAATTTAGATGAAACAAAGAGACAAATTGCATACCTTACAGGCCAATTTCAAATTCTTAAGTATATACTCGAAATGAGTAACACAGCGTATGCTGGGAACACTGTGGATCAACCCATTCCTAGCGCTAACTTGGAGTAAACAATCATGGCTGGAACTAATATTGGTAACATTTTTAGTGCATTTCGTGGTGGAACTCCTGCTCCCGCAGGCGGTGCTCCTGCGCCGGCTAATCCTGGTACTAGCACACCTGCTGGTACGTCAGGAATCCCTCAGAATCAACCAAATAATCCTGGTGCTGATCCTGCTAATCAGAACCTAACTACTTCTGATCCGAATGCATCCCCACTTGATGCTTTTAAGGATCTGTGGAAAGCTGATGATAAGGGAAGTCCTGCTGACCCGATGCTAAGTCCATTGTTTAATGTAGATCCTGCAAAACTTGCAGAAGCTACTAAACGAATGGATTTCGCAAAGGTGGTTCCACCTGATTTAATCGCAAAAGCTTTAGGTGGAGATCAAGCAGCATTTGTACAAGCTCTTAATCTTGTAGCACAACAAACTTACGGTGTTAATACACATATGGTCACTAATCTTATTGACCAAGCCATACAAAAGAACAACAGTAGGTTTTCAGATTCGTTGCCAAGTAGATTCAAGAATTTCCAAGTTGGTGAAACTCTGGCAGCAAATCCAGTCCTCAAACATCCTGCAACAGCTCCTATCGTAGAAGCTCTTAGAACGCAACTCGGTAGACAACATCCACAGGCATCTGCTGCTGAGATTTCTCAGTTTGCAAATGATTATCTAATGAATTTTGCAAAAGCTATTGGTGGCAATAAGCCTGCTGGTACAACAGAAGGTGGGGAACCTGCTGATTTTGATTGGGGTATGTTCCTTGAACCGGAAAAGAAGTAAAAGAGTTTCTTTTTTAACTTTTGATAGGAGTATTATTAAATGCTTGCACGTCCAGTAATTTACGATGGTCGTCAGCAGCGTGATGCGCAGCTTGGAGATATCGTAACAAACGGTCGTAGAGTAGCATCTAATGCAGCCGGTGCTGCTACGACTCTCCTGGCTACAGATCTCACCGCTGGTATTCTTGATCGCACTGGTCCTGGCGCTGGTTTTAACGATACTATGCCTAGCGCAGAAAACCTGCGTGCAGCTCTGGCTGGCCTCGGAAATGCACCAGTTCAAGGTGATGGTTTTACTTGGATCTATCGTAATGGTGTTGCGTTTGCCATGACTGCTGTTGCTGGTGTTGGTACTTCCATTGCGAATGCCAGCGTAGCTGCCAGCGTCGTCCGCTACTTTCAAGTTACTTGCCTTAATGGTCAACCAGCAGTTAGTTATGTTGGTACCACTGTTAACACTGATCCGAAGATCTCAGGTTTTACGGCTGCGCAACTTGCAAACGTGATTCCGGGGATGGAGATTGTTAGCACCACCGGTGTTACTGCTGGTACGACTGTAATCGGTGTCAATCCGAATACTGGCATTGTAACTATGTCCGCTAACGCTACTGCTAGCGGTACTGTAGCCGTCAACTTTAGCCCGCGATTTGAAGTACGCGGTCTAGGTGTGATGACTGCTTAAGCACAGCACAGAGAAATAGGAGATAGCAGACATGAGCGTAGGCGCACTCAATACTTCTCAAATTACGCAAGATCTTGCGAAGAAGTCATTCTCCGCAATGATCACGCGGCTGATGCCGAATGGTACAGCACCATTGTTCGGCCTCACCGCATTGCTGAAAGAAGAAACTGCCATGCAATTTGAGCATGGATTCTTTACTAAGACTATGGTGTTCCCGTCAATGGTGGTTTCTGGTGCTGGCCAAGCTATTGGTGACACCGTGTTCACTGTTGCAAGCACTTCCAATCTTATTCCTGGAATGCTGATGCGGGTAGACACTACTGGTGAAAACGTACTAATTCTTGCAGTTCTCGGTGTTACGCAAGTCTCTGTGCAGCGCGCAGTTGGTACCATCTCGGCGCAAGCCATTGGTGCAACTGTTAGCCTGTTCATGGTTGGTAATGCGTTCGAAGAAGCTTCACTCCGCCCGAATGCGTTGCTGATTAACCCAGCTCGTATCACGAACTATACGCAAATCTTCCGGAATACTTGGGCGGTTAGCGAAACAGCTCGTGCTACGATGATCATTGCTGGTGACAGTATGGTAGCAGAGAGCCGCAGTGATTGTGCTGCGTTCCATGCTGCTGATATTGAGAAAGCGCTGCTTTGGGGCCAGAAGTTTCTTGGTTCGCGCAATGGTCAACCATTCCACGTTTCGGATGGTCTGATTAACATTGTAACTTCTCTGTTTCCTGGAAACGTCACTACTCTTGCTGCTACTACTAACTGGACGCAACTTGAAGCTGCTCTTGATCCTGCGTTCAACCAAGTGACTGATCCGAAGAACCCGAATGAGCGTCTCCTGTTTGTAGGTGGCACCGCTCGTAGGATTCTGCATACTATCTGCCGTCTGAACTCATCTTACTTCATCACTGGTGGTGAAACTAGCTGGGGCCTGCAATTTGATACTCTGAAGATTCCGCGTGGAACTTTCAGGATCATTGAGCATCCGCTCCTGAATAGCAACACTTCCTGGGCGAAAATGGCAGTTGGAGTTGATCTTAGCACATTCAACGTTGCTTACCTTTCCGGAAGAAAGACGGAAAACAAGGAATTCAACATGAGTGGGCAAGTCGCTCAAGACAACGGTATTGATGCAGTCGGTGGAACGCTTACTACCGAACTCACTACTGTTGTTAAGAATCCGTCTGCAAACGTTATTCTTTACAACTTTACTGCTGGCGCTGTCGGCTAAGCGCGGAAGTGGGGTAGGAGGAGGGGGAAACCTCTTCTCCTGCTAGTATTTCAACCTTAGGAGATACAAAATGTCTGAAGTAGGAATTATTGCTTCCAAACGTTTTTACAGCCGTATTGACGGTATCGCTTTTATTTTTACAGATGGAACAAAGATTTATTTCAAAGATAAGTACGCAGATGTAACTGAGCAAATTCACATCGATGAAATCGAACTTTCCATTAGTAAGAAGAATCCACAGATCTTTGACCAAAAAGAAAAAGATATGTTGGATAAATTGAATGCTCAGCTTCCTCAGAATGCTGCAACGGCAATGGGAATCACAGCGCCTGGCGCCGGCGGTTTTACTGCTAACGAACTTAAGAAAAATGAAGATACACTGAAAGCTGCTATTCAGGCGAGCCCGATGAATGTGCAAATTGCACACCCTAATGCACCTATACAAGCACTGATTCCACTAGTAAATCCGCCGGTTAGACGGTAGGAGATAGTTATGAACTGGGCAGAGCTTGTTCAAGAAGTATACACTAAGACTAATCGAGCAGACTTAGTGGCAGAAACTGCGCAAGCTCTGCGTACAGCTACTATGGAATGCCATCTTCGCGATACCTTTGATAAGGATATTCGTGAAGGTGGCATCCAACTTTCAACTGCAGCAGCAATTTTTCAACTTGATATTCCTTCTCTCTTTCCACTTTACAGACAATTCTCCTATCTTCGTATCTGGGATCCTGTAACTGTGACACCAGGAGAATTTTTCGATCTCATTACTCCTAATGTAATTCTTGATGACTATGGTTGGGATAGAACTCAGGTAGCATATGTAGGTGGACAACTATTGAATGTTCGCGCGCGCGGAGACATTAGCGGATTACTCTACGGCTATTTTGCACTTCCAGTAACTGCTCCAGTTACTGCTTACAGATCATGGATCGCTGCTGATTATCCAGACGCTATCTGGACTCGTGCAGCAGCGAAGGTTTTACGAGATATTGGTAATCTTGAAGAAGCCAACAAGCAGCAAGAAGTTGCAGTTAACTGGCTTAATCTTGTAGTTTCTGCTGCTCTTGAACAGAAAGCTCGATAGGAATAGGAGAAAGAGATGAGTTTCAATGTGTGGGGTACAGTATCAGGAGTTCAGTATGCTCTAGTAATGGAAACACTTCTTGGAGCAGCAAATACTGTTCTAGGAATGAATGCCGCAGCAGACCAACTACAGTATAAACCAGTAACAATCACTAGTGCTGGAGCGGTAGCTGGAGTTACAAGCCTCACGATGGCTGGAGCGCTTGCGGGGGTCACAACTCTTAGCATGTCCGGCGCTCTAAGTGTGGGTGGCGACGCAACTCTTAGTGGTGATGCACTTCTTGCTTCTGGCAAAGTTTTGAAAGTTAATGCTGTTAAAGTAGTTGAAGCTAGAAAGACTGGTTGGACTGCTGCAACTGGAAATGCAACTAGA